TCCAACTAGCAGCCCAACATTTAGCCCAGCACGGTCGCGGTGACGACAAGATGCTTGTTCACATGACCCCTAAAGAAGTTAGCGGTCTACAACAGCTTGCCCAGATGCACGGTGGATCATTGACTCGTAACCCACATACTGGGCTTCCAGAAGCTGGGTTCTTGGATAAATTAATGCCAACTATTATTGGTGCAGCGGCTATGTATTTTACAGGTGGTACAGCGGCTCCTTTAATTGAGGGTTTGAGTAATGCCGCAGTTATTGGCGGTGGTGTTGGTCTTGCCGAAGCTGCACGTACTGGTGATTTAACTAAAGGTTTGATGGCAGGAATTGGCGCTTATGGTGGCGCTGGATTAACTGGCGGATTGATGGAAGCTGGCGCTAATGCTATGACTACCGCTGGGGTTGGTGATTATGCGGGTTCTTTAGCTGAACGAGGTATTCAAGCGGGTACTCCTCAATTTGGTGAGGAAGCAGGTAAATTAGCATTAGATTCACAAAAACAAGCATTTGCTGCTCCTATGGCAGATAGACTTTCTGCAGGTTTTAATGCCGCAACAGCAAGCCCAAGTGCTATGGGGAATTTTGTTGCTAACAATTGGAAATCTGGTTTAGCTGCTGCATCTCCAATAATAGCTGATCAGATGGTTCAAACCACTACAGCTCCTCCTGCATCAAGAGCTCAAATTCATCCATTTAGATATGACGAGGGAGATTTCACGAGATTGAACCCAGTAGATGCAAGTGTGTTTAAAGGGTTTGCTACTGGCGGTATTGCTGATGATAATTCACAGAGTATGTTTAATTATGCGCATATGCAACCTGCGGTAGATTTGCATTCTGGTATTGGGACAACTCCTCAAGGTATGGCTGAAGGCGGCGTCGCGCATTTTGATGTAGGTGGTAATATTAACTCTACATATAGCCCTGACATAATTAATAATTATATTGCGCAAAACCATTTATCAGGAGATGCTTTAACCGCCGCTGAGCAACAGTTTGGCGTTACTCCTGCACAAGTTGCCTATGCACAAACACAAGGTGTTCCTGCACCTGCTGGATTAGCATTGCTCGATAAGTCTATGGGTGCGTCTACAGCAGCACAAGCGGGTCAAATGGCAATAAACAATGCCGCCGCCGCTTCTGTTACTCCTACTCCTACTCCTACTCCTACTCCTACTCCTACTCCTACCCCAGCATATACAAGTTATACCCCCGACCAAATTGCTGCTTACATACGAACAAGCGGTATTAATTTAAATGATCCTGCGGCTATTGCTGCGGCTGAAAAAACATCAAACATTGATCCTGCGGCATATAACGCATTTGCGGCGTCCAGTGCAAATCCATTCTCGTATCAAAGTTTATCAAATCCTGCAAATGCAACAGCTACAAACGTAGGCAATTTTGATGCAACTTTAGGCACTGCGCCTGCAAATATGGGTATTAATAATGCTATTGTTACTGCGTACAAAAATACAGGCGCTACTAATAACATTGACACTAACGTAGCAGGTAATTCTCAACTTGCCAGAGAGATGGATACATGGAATGTACCACCTGCGCAAATGGCAAAAGTAACAGGACTTACCGAAGCAAAAATTCAAGCGCTTTATGATGCCGTTAATCCCAATGGTAAATACGCGTCTGCAAAAGGTGTGACTCCAGGTAGTACACAACTACCCGGCGCTACAACTTATGATAACGGTGCATATGGTAACTATGGTTCTGGTAATCAAACAGGTACAGCCGCAAGTGGTAATGTTGTATCTACTGCTACTCCTGGCGATATTATTACGAATCCAGATAAAAGTAGAACAGTTGTTCCAAATATTCCTGGCCGACCATATGGTGGGTTTACTGGTATAAGTTCTTTGACTGATGCATACACTGCAGGTGGCGGTCATACTGGCCCTACTAATTTGTATGTACCTAAATCTGTTGAAGAACTCAATGCTAAATATCCAGTAAGTGGTGGTTCTAAACAAATGCTTGATTATCTGTCTGGTAAAACTACAGAGAACCCAATATTGCATCCATACACACCTACGGGACAAATTAGCAAATCGTATAGAGAATCAGTGTTAGGTTATCCTGAAAAAGATACCTCACAAAAAGCTTATACGTTTGACCCAAACATCAAAAAATATGTAAAAAATCCTGAATTTATTCCATATAACTATGATCCCAAAACAGGTTCAAAAGTTTATGGTAAGTCTCTAAATCAAATTAGAGGGGATATGAATACTTTAAAAAATGATGCTGATTGGTTAACTTATATGAACACTAATCATATTGAACCACAACAAATTGCTGATGCAACTGGCGTATCGTTGGGTGAAGTTCTTCAGCATATACAAGCTGCAAACGCAAATGCTACGGGTAGTGGGGTTGGTGCTACTTCTGGATCAGCAACTAATTTACCCGGAGGGGTTACAGGGACTCCGTTAGCTGCATACCCTGGATATTACATGGCCAATGGTAAATATTATGATAGTAAAGGTAACTTAGTTGCTAATAACGATAATGAACTTCAAAGCATATTAAACCCAGTAGTCGGCGCAAATGGTGGTTTAATGAATATGGCTCACGGCGGTATTGGGGACCTTGGTAGCTATTCTGATGGTGGCCGTTTGCTTCGTGGCCCAGGTGATGGAGTCTCTGATTCAATCCCTGCTACCATTGGTCAAGGAAGACCTGCCCGTCTAGCTGATGGCGAGTTTGTTGTACCCGCACGTATTGTGTCTGAGCTTGGCAATGGCTCAACAGAAGCTGGTGCTAGAAAACTCTATGCAATGATGGATCGAGTACAAAATACTCGTGGCAAAACAATTGGTAAAGGTAAGGTTGCTACCAACACCCGTGCCGATAAATTCTTACCCGCATAAGGAATCAAAATGGCTGATGCAACCCAAACACAAAATATAAACTACGGCTTTGCGCAAGAAGCCGCGCCATTTGCTACAGACGTATTAGGTACAGCGCAACAATTAACCGATACGATTGCGAACCCATATCAACAGTACCAAGGCGATACGCTTGCTCAATTCACACCGCTACAGAATTTGGCGTTTGGTAATGCAGCCACGATGTCGTCTGCGCCTCAGTTACAAGATGCGTCTGCGCTAGTTGGACAAGCGGGTCTCGGTGCGCTTAATACTCAGTACACATTCAATCCATCTAATTTTACGCAAGCCAACTATAACGAGATGGCTAATCCGTATTTGAATGTGATGAATGCGGCGACAAATAGAAACGCACAAATTCAACAAGCTGCTACCAATGCCCAAGCTACTACGGCGGGCGCGTTTGGTGGTGGTCGCCAAGCCATAATGAATGCGCAAAACAATGCGGATTTGCAGCGCAATCTAGGTAAAAACCAATTTGATGCATATAACCAAGCGCAACAACAGTACAACACACAGAATCAACTCAATGCTCAACAACAGCAATTTGGTGCTGGACTAGGGCTTCAAGGTTTACAGACTGCCAATCAAGCGGCTACTAATTTGGCTAATATTGGACAGACCCAGTATGGTCAGAACATGGGCATTAATCAGTTGCAGGCGCAGTATGGTGGCGCTCAACAACAGCAAGTCCAAAATGGCTTGAACCAACAGCAACAACAGTTCTTGAACTATCAGAACTATCCATATCAACAATTAAACTTCATGCAGAACATGATCCGTGGCTTGCCCATGACAAATCAAACTGCATCTGTGTATCAGTCTCCAGGAAGCATGCTAGGCCAAGTAGCAGGTTTAGGTATTGGTGCTGCCGCCGCTTTGAATAAGAAAGAAGGCGGTTCCATTAGTAGCTTTAAGGAAGGCGGCTACATAAAAAAGTATTCGGGCGAAGATGAAGAGTCGCTAGTGCGTCTTAGCCCGTTTGCCATGAAGCAACTTATGGGCGACGCAATTATGTCAGGCGCTGGTGTAAATGCAAATGCTGACTTGCATGAAGCTGGTAGATTAAGTGGTGGTGTAAATCTTAATCGCATGGATAAAGGCATGGACAGTCGTCAAATGCAAAGCTTAATGGCTAACTACATGAACAATATTGGTGATGTAGGAATTAATGCTAATGTAAGTAGACCTCTGGAGAGAAATTTACCTGCTGATTTTTATCAAGAGAATTTAATGGGTTCAGTTCCAGTTGGCGAAGGAAGACTAAGTGCTGGTATACATGGCACACATGTAGGCGGCGAACACCGTAAAAACGCTCATTCATTGGCTTATAACACACCTTTTCACGGTGGGCATTTAAGCGCAAACATTATTAAACCTATAGAAGGCAAGCCATCTTATGGAGTGCAATACAACAGATCATTTAGTGGGGGTGGTGATATAACTGATCCATCTGAAGGTAAGCTACATCGTATGATGAGTGATTTGTCTGATGGGCAACTACAACTAATCTTACAACACCCTACTTCTATGGCTGAGTTGCAATCTGCTCAATTAGAAATGTCTTCTAGGCATCAGGGCATGAGAGAAGGTGGGGCAGTTGCATTTGCAGTTGGTGGAAGTAATGATGATCCAATGGGTACTGGGGCTATGGATATAACATCCGTCTCAAATCCAACAGCGCAACCTTTTTGGAAACAACTTTTTAATGCTCCTGTGCCTCCTGCATGGAAACAAAAACTTGAACAAGAATCAGACACCGCAAGAAAAGCAAGAGAGAACATGTCTGATTATGTGCCAAGGAGCAATGCTAATCCAGCTGCTGTTAAAGAAGCTTTTAAAAAGCCTGAAATTAAAAGTGGTATAAGCGATTTAGTTAAAAAGCCGCCATCATTAGGCGAAGCGCGTAAAGCTGCTGAGAGCATGGGTGTTAAAACTGAAGATTTTGATTCTATTTACAAGAGAGTATTAGGTGATTTAAGTAGTGGTAATGCTGACATCATCAAGAGTATTAAAGAATTAACCGCAGAACAGGTAGGCGAAGCTAAAAACATCAAAGCTGAAGGTGACCGCAAGGCGCTAATGAACTTTGGATTTAATCTAGCCGCTGAAGCCTCACGTCCTGGCGTTGCTGGTAATCAAGGCTTTGCTGGTCTAATGCGTAGTGCTGCTGCAGCTTCTCCATCGTATGCTGCTTCATTAGCTGACACAGAAAAAGCTGCGCGTGAATCACAACGTCTAGCTAATCAAATGCAAATTGAAATGACCAAATATCAAGTTGCTCTTGATAAAGGTGATAAATCTGCAGCTATTCAAGCAGCGCATAATATTCAAATGTACCAATCTCATCAGCAACAAGCTGAAGAAGCTAAAAGGCATAATATTGCTACTGAGCGTAATCAAGCCGCGCATACTGGTATGTTATCTGAACACTATAAAGCCGCAGGAAATAACAATGCGTTTAAATTAGCTGGTTTTAAACAAAATGCAATTAGGCAAGCAAATACTAATTATAGTAATGAAATTAAAAATAACCCTTTGTTTGCTAATCAATTAAAAACACAAGGTTTAACACCTGATAAATGGAAAGAAAAACAAGCGGAAGATATTTACGCAAGTACAATACATAGCATGGCTAGCCCATTAATGCCTTTAGAGTAATAAAATGACTTTATACAAGATTCAAGGGCCTGACGGAAAACGTTATGGTTTTGAAGCGCCTGCGGGCCTATCAGACTATGATGTTAATTTATTAAAAAATAAATTTTTTGCTCCTCCTGAAGCTGCCTCTGCGCCTCCTCCTGCGCCTAAACCTGAGACAGGATTTATTCCGTCTGTTAAGCGTGGTTATGCTGGGCTTGAGTCTTTAATAGGCGATGTTCTACCTGCTATGGCAGCCCATGCCGTAGGCGCGGATGAATACGCTAAAAAGCAAATGAAAGAAGCTGCGGCTTCCCAAGAAGAAATTGCTAAAAAATATCCTGCTGAAGTTCCCTCATACAAAAATGTTAAAGATGTTGGAACTGGCTTCAAATATATTGTGGAGTCAGTTGGCGAAGCTATTCCGTCTATTCTTCCTAGCTTGTTTACAGGTGGCGCAGCAAGCATTATTGGACGTGGCGCAGTTATAGCGGCTAGGACAGCGGCAGAAGATGTCGTTATGAAAGGCGCGGCGGCTGGCGTTGCAGAAGAGGCTTTAAAGAAAGCAGCTCTAGACGCAGGTGTAAAAGCCGCACAAAGTACTGCTCTCAAGTACGAGGCAACAGGTGCGTTGGCTGGTTCTGCGGCGCAGAATATACCTGATGTATATCAGAATATTTACGAGAAAACAGGTAAACAAGACCTTGGCGCAACCTTAGCGTTTGGTGGGTTTAACTCTATCCTTGATGCCATCACGCCATTCAATGTGATGCGCAAAATAAAGCTGACTGGGATACCAGAAGAGCAAATTGCTGCGGCTTGGTATAAGCGTGCAGGTAAGGGCGTGTTGGAGGGGCTCGCCACAGAAGGTGGTACAGAAACGTTACAAGAGATATCCAGTGCCGCTGCTGAAAGACTTGTGGCCCAACATGGAGACTTTTTCACCAAAGAAAACTTTGAGCGGTTTATCAATGCTGGACTTAAAGGTGGTATAGGTGGTGGTGTAATTACGGGCGCTACAAACGTAGCGTTTGGCAAAGGGCCTGAAGCTAAGAATGCTCCCCCCGCTGCAGAGGGAGCGACACCATCACAACAAGTATTAGATCAATTAGCAACTCAACAAGCGGCAGGAACTACATCTACAGAACCAGCGCCCGCAACAGTACCTCAAACTGAAGCGCCTATAGGTGCAACACCAGGATTTAAAATATTAGAACAAGAGATGGCCAAAATTACATCTCCTGATAAAGTACCCACGCTTCCACCGCAAGAGTCTGATACTGATAAACTTAAAGCATATGTTGAGCAACAAAAAGCTGAGTTAGCTAATGGCGTTAGTAGTCAAGGTAAACCATTAAATCCATTTGCTAAAAAGAAAAAAGAAAAAAAGATCGCTAAACTAGAAGCTAAATTAACGGAGACACCCAATGCTGAACCTGTCACCCCAACAACTGGAACAAGCGTTTCAGTACCTAGCGGACCCGATACAAACGTGGCCCCTGCCACAGGAACTGAAGGAAATCAATTACCAGGAGTGGTTCCTGCTGGAGAGAATGTTCCAAGCGTTGTTGCAGGAGAAGCAAAGCAACAAGCTCCAGTAACAGAAAAAGCAGAGCAACAAGCTCCAGTAACAGAAAAAGTACGTCAAGACAACATAGTTAACTTAGGCGAAAAACGTAAAGAACGAGTTGCCGAAATAGAAGATGCTGCTAGAGCTAAATGGAACTCCGAATTGTTTAACGAAGCCTTACAGAATCAGCTTAACGTATTAACTGATTTACATGTAAAAGGAATTGCTACCGATGAAGACGTAAACAATTTTGAGAATATAATAGACAATTCAGATGATTCAATGATTGCTGTTGCAAAAATAAGCAAGCTTCTTGCGCCCCTAAAAAAAGCAGATAGAGCCGCGAAACAACAAAGAATTGAAACGCCTGCAGCAAACGAAGAACCTAGTGTCACTGAGACCCCTGAAGACATCGAAACAACACAAGAAGAACAAGCAGCCCCTGCCCCAGAGCCTGTAACGCATACTGAAGATCAAATCGATGACTACAACGCGGCGGCAGAGTACCACAATGAGCAGAAGGGTAATGAAGAACGCCAACTGCCTACCTATGATAAGCTGACTCCAGAGCAAAAGACTTCTTACTTTTCTACCAACCCAACCAATGGCGAAGAGTACGATGAAGCGGCTAATAAATTAGCCAAAGAAATACACGGCAAGCGCAAGCCAAAGGAGGCGCCGATACCTCCTGACGTTAGTGATATGCAGGCCGTTATTCAACGCATCCGTACTGCATCTGACAACCCGTTGCACAAAGCACTTGCTACCTTATTTAATAGTTTAAAGCTAAATACTAAGCTAAAGTTTGTTAACTCTTTGCCTGATGGCAGAGTAGCTGAATACAACCCAGATAACGATACTATCTATGCTACTAAGAAAGGCATGGATGAAACAGTGATGTTACATGAGTTAACTCATGCGGCTACAGTCAAATCTATTTACGATTATTTAAACGAAAAGATTCAAGACGAGACAAGAGGCGATGCAATGGTGCATCTAGAGTTCTTGATGGAGCAGTCAAGACAAGACTTAGGTACTAAGTTTCCAGAGGCTTACGAAGACTTATATGAGTTTATAGCCCATGCCATCACAGACGCTGAGTTCCAAAAGGCATTAGAGGCAACGCCAATCACCAAAGAAAATTCTATATTTAATAGGAACACAAACGCGTTTACTGACTTCATCAGGTCTATCTTTCAATTCTTAGGTTTACTCAACGACAAATCTAATTTCAAAGCAGAAGCATTCAAGGCCCTTGAAGATATTGTCAGTGCGCCTCCAAAGAGTGGTGTGCCAGTAGGCCAGACACTTGGGTTCACAAAAACTCAAACAACCAAGCAAGCACCCACTGCACCCCAAACAGATAAAGAAATAATAGAGTCTGCGCTTAATCAAGTTAGACCGATGGTTCAGACCAGAAATGTTAGGTCAAGTATCAGAGGTTTATTTACTAAGCAAGGTGCGCAGTGGATGGTTGAGCGGTTCCAGAATGACCGCTATCCTTTAAAGCTGGCTGAAGACAGAGGAGTTCTATTCAACGTTATAGAACGCATGGGCGATAAAGTTAACAATGTATATGGTCAGATAACTCGTTCATCGGGTATGGCCGTTGATTTGTTTAATAGGCACATGAAGTTTCCTGTACAAGATGCCAATGATGCCGTTAAAAGATATGCAGACAAACGTGGTATTGATGTCAAAGAAGCTTTGGCTGAACTGCATTTGATATTAGAAACAAGGCATGAGCCAGAGCGCCGCGCAGTGCTATTCATGCTCAACGTACCGCTTGATGAAGTAAATCAAATACTAGAATTCCACGGCAAAAATTATTCTGCCTACGGTTTCAGGGATGAAGTTTTACGTCTATTAGGCAACCCCACTGAGTTGGAAAAGTTAGGGAATACCCCTTTACAACTGCGGGCGATGATGGACAAGATCATCCATAGTGTGCAGAACGATGTAAACTCACCGTTCAGGGCCAAGAGGCAAGAAGTAATTAAAAAGCGTGGTGAGCCCGAATATAAAGAAGTTGACCCCAAAGTCTTCAATATTAACGATCCCGCGTACAACGTGATTGCTAATAGAACACCACATGAAGTTAATGTAATTAGACAAAAATTAGATACGGCTGAAAACAAAGCCGAGATCGATGATGTCGCCGAAAAAATTAAAGCAGTACATGAACAAACTAAATTCCTCAATAAGATGGCTAACTACCAGTCTAAGCCAGTATCGAATGTTATTGAATTCTATGACTTCGACCACTACGTTCCCTTCAAAGGACGCCCAAACGCTGTTACGCAAGCTGCTGAAGAATTAGACTTTGATTCACAAAAGCTAGGCGGTGAGATGCAAGAAGGCCAAGACCGCATGGAAGGCCGTTTGTCTGAGTCTGAGAACGCAGTACTACAATCCCTTGCTGATGGGGCATCTGCCGCTATGCGTGCAGGACGTAAAGACTTAACGCTGTCCATTAAGAATGCTATTGAAAAAGGTGTAGCAATTCTTCAAGGAAGACCTGTAGTTACAATTAATTTTGATGACCGCTTCCGTGGTATCGTAGATAAACAATCTATTGTTGGCCAAAATAAAATATTCCATTACAACGAAGATGGAACTATTAACGTTATTGAGATTACTGATAAGCGCCAAAGCGAAGCTATACGCCGTTCATACAGGGAAAGCCAACCTATTATGGATGCCATTAATAGTTTAACAAGTGGCATAGGTCAAACCCATACTCGCTACAACCCTGCTTTTGCGCCAATGAACTTTGTGCGCGATGCGCTTACCAACGCATTTACGATTGGCGCTGAGTTAGGCCCAGCTCGTGCAGGTAGCCTACTTACTTTTATAGCGACTGAAGTGGCTAGCGGTGGCTTGGCTAAATCATTGAGATTCTCAAGACTTTATGCAAACGGTAAGTTCAATGAGATCAAAGCACTTGCTGGCGGTGATAAATCCTATAACAGTCTTAACGACTCAGAGCGTTATTATCGTGACCTCAGTAGTTATGTAACGCAAGGTGGTAAAGTCTCGTATCTACAAGGCATAGCTGCTAAAGGCGCACTAGACCAGCTCATTAAAGAAGTTGGTCGTTCTGGCATTTTGCAAAAGAAAGATCAAGTAGATAAGTTCATCGACATCTATAATGACATGTTTGAGTTGTCTAGCCGCGTGGCATCTTATCGGTTCTTGAAAGAAGAGATTGCCAAAGACAATATCAAGAAAGGTATGGACCCCGCTAAAGCAGAAGCTGATGCAGAAATACAGGCAGTTGAATATGCCAAAAATTTGGCTAACTTTGAACAAGTGGGTCGTTGGGGTAAAAACGCTGGCGCTTTGTTTATGTTCTTTAGGCCCGCAGCTACAGGTGCTGTACGCGCCATTGAAGCATTAGCTCCTGCTTTCTCACGCATTAATGAAGCTGAGTTTAGGGCTAATGAAAAAGAACGTGGCATGTCTGATAAACAGATAGATGAGGCTTTGGCTACATTGAAAGCTCGTCAGCAACATGCTCGTGTTATGGCTGCGGCTTTGACCGGAGTTGGTGTAAGCATGTTCTTGATGGCATCTATGATGTCAGGAGATGATGACCAGGGGCGTAATAAAGTTTTGAGTGACGATATGTCTAGATGGACTCGTTACGCTAGGTTCCCAATCCCAGGTACGGATATTATTTTTCAGATTCCTTGGGGCTTTGGTTTAGGTTCATTTGCAGCGGCTGGGGCACAGATTGCTTCTATGTTTGCTGGGCGCACCTCTATGGCTGATGGGCTATCTAATATTGTTACGATTGGTCTTGATTCGTTCTTGCCTATTCCAATATCTAGGATTAGTCCTGTGGATAACTTCCCTGCATGGGCTATGGATTCTGTAACGCCTTCGCCATTGCGCCCATTCTTTGAATATGTAATGAATTTGGACGGCCTAGGCAGGGAAATCTATAACAACCGCCAAACAAAATATGGTGACGCATTTACAGGCGGTGATAATATACCTGAATTGTATAAGTACGCAGCTCGTGAGCTATTCAATGCAACCAACGGCGCTGTGGACTGGAGCCCAAATACAATATACTTTTTTGCCAGCAACTATGTAGATGGCATAGCAAAAGCATTAACAGGGGCTGTAAACCTAGGCTTATCCGTTACAGGCCAAAAAGACATAGACTTAAAGAATGATACATTGTTTTTAAACAGTTTTTTTGGGTCTAAATCCAATGTGGACGCGCGGGAGTTTAGCAAGGTAGAGAATCAAATTAAAGGCGTAGAAAAGCGCATCAATGCGCTCAAAGACAAGCCTGAACAATTTGAACAATACATGAATGAGAACCCAACAGATTACTATCTTGTGCAGTTCTACAATCAGCAGATCAATGGTTCTTTAAAGACACTCAGGACCCAGGCTAATCAAATTCGCGTCAACAAAGATATGAACATTAGAGAGCGCAAAGAACGGCTTGATGAAATAATTAAGATGGAAAATTTAGTCAAGAGGCAACTTTTGAATAACTTTGAATCTATTTCAAATATTAAACCCTAACTAACTCTCCATGCCCTAACACCGAGAATATGCTTCTCGGTTGTAGTGAAACATCGGCATTTAATGCCAGATTGTTTTGCCGTGGTATCAATCACATAGGCCATGTATGCAGGGCGCATCGTTGGTATAAAGAAGCTGTCCCCTACATCCATGCCTGTGTATGGAAATATCCAAGTCGGTTCGTCAAGCGGTTGCGATTCCGTCAGTCTCTTTTTCATTGAATAAGTAGGATATGTCCATCTCGATCTTGTAGGCTTGCACATTGTGCGAACCTACGGCGTCCCGCCAACCAGCAGCCATCTGCTTCTTGAACTTACCCTTGAGTATGCCTGACTGCTCTAAGCGCGTCTCAAACTCCTTGGGGCCTAGCTTGATATCACGCAAGTAGTCTTTCATGGCAGAAGACGATATCCAAATCAGACCCTCTTCAACTTCAGCACGGATGTATAGCGCATTGCGTGGCTCAGTAGATACCTTGCCATCCTTGATAACAAGGATGTTGGCAATGTTCTTATTGATGAAGTCTCCAAGTATATCGGTGCGGTTGTCTAGGTCATCTCGCGCCTTACCATTGATGATATTGATAAAGTCTTGGCCTACCACAGAGAAGATTCTGTCTAGATCAAAAGCAAATAGTGCTAGATCATTGCCAATCTCACCGCTCTTACGGGACACTGCCAGTAGATTAGCAAGGAATCGATACTCACTATTCTTTGTGTACTCCTCTCCAATGCGCAGATACATTTTGTCAATAGAACTCTTGACTTCAGGAGTGCCTCGTCTAAACAATTCTTTAACAAAGATAGGTCCAGCATGGCCATAGTGTGTTTTGAATACATCAAACATTACCTTACCGCGTTCTGCAGTTAGCTCGTATCCGGCAACATCAGGCATCTTCAAGTATGGTTCAAGCAAGCGCACATTCTCTGCGTTGGTGTTGGACTTGAATATTGCCATGATATCTTTCATGGGCGTGTTGGTAGTGATAACACCGATCTGCTTGGTATTGAACGATGCTTCGCGCTCCTCGTTGGTAGAGGCTTTTAATCTGATCTTGGGCTGACCTGATGAAATGTTATAGATCAAATGCGACATGAACTTACCATCTGCATTGGACTGCTCATCTAATGGGAACGGAATATTCTTCAGGGTAATCATCCGCTGAATCAATGCGTTCTGCGTACCATCAAACACTGCTAGTGCATCGGGCTTGCCCCATATACTACTCATGCCTAACATAGCGCCAGTCTTACCACATCCTGGGGGCCCAGCCAATGATAGTGTGACTCCATTAACGTTTGTTAACTCCATGAGTATCGAACCAAACCCACAAAGCAAAGTAAATGCGTGCCACTCATAGCCTGGGTCATTAAACATCTGAACGGCTTCTTTCCATGATTGGAAACTGCCACTCGCATGTAAATGCTTAACAACATTCTTTGACATTGGTGATGTAGGTGCATGGCGTATTGATCCATCAGCCATATACTCATCGTTTCCAATTACAAATGATTCTAAATTTTCTGTCCATCCTTGTTGAATTCTCATGACATCTGCTCTCTTAGTTGAGGTTAAATAAGTTGACCACTTTACTAAATAGCTCTGCACTTTGGATATGCTTGTTGGCTCAAAGGTGACGCTATTGTTCAGTAGTATTGTTTTCAGTTTCTCTTGTGATCCTACATCCTTCAAAGGTAAGAAATATTCTTTCACTCCTTCAAGGGGTAATTCAACATTCATAACCAAGCACTCACCATCGTGAGGGGAATATAAACGTTGCACAGGGTAAGTTGCAAAGGGTAATAATAGTTCGTCTGGGTCTTGTACCATTCCTTTCTTTGTCGATCTTAGGGCGGGAGTATAGTATACGCCCCCAGTTGCTCCCTTGGAAAATGGTTTTAGGAAGTCAGGGAATACTACCCTTTTTCCTTCCACTTGCCTAGGTGCGTCCTCTTCGGCGCTATCTTGTTCGGTCGGTTCCAATTCTTCTGGGATTCTGAGAACTTCTCCAAGTTTGATAGGCCCTGATATCTTGCCTCTGTATGGGCATCCCTCGCATCCCGCTCTATTGGCTCGTTCAAATGCTTCACAGCCATGAGACCACTCAGCGGCGGTAAGGGATTGCGCTGACTTGCTACTTGTATTGTTGGCATCATATCGCGGGTCGTGTTCTGACATTGTATGTATGGCAGTATCGCCATCACGACACCTGCTGGCGACAGATATTCCAGCGTACCACAATGGCTCCTCGCAACCAACTTCGGTGAGTAATTTCTTAATTTGTCCACAACCTGTTCCTTCCAAACTTTTTGTAGCTATCGTTGCAAAGTCGTATTCAAAATTACTTCTCCTTGCTTCATAAATAGCTTTGGTATCGTCATCTAAGCCTTTCTCAACATTCTTCAAATCAAACTTGGGCGCAATGCTACCCAAGGCGTGCGCTAGGCTTTCAAATGGGTGAGTCTGTACATCAGTCAATAAGTCTGATGGCATGGGTGGGTCGTATCTATAGTTAGATGTCCCTGGGATTCTCATCAACCGCGCCGCGTCAGCGGGTACGGCTTCATCAATCACCATCTTGTGGTCTAAGCATAACTGCTTAAACTGTTTTGCATACCCTTTCCATTCTTCTCCTGCAATCTCCTCATCAAATATCCAGTAAGCATGTATCCCGCCACCTGAATCTATGACTACGGGTAAAGGCCAGTTAATTTCTGTACAGAATCTATCAATATCGGTTAGCGCGGCTTCCTTGCTATCGTATTTAGCTTTTCCGTGCATGACATCTAAGTCAAGAAAAAATGCCTTTACAAACACACATGTGTCGGCAGTACGTCTGAGTCCAGAATAAGTTCCTGGTGTGAAGTAAACATTAATATTTGCATCTATGAACTTCTGCGCTATAGCAAGCGCTTTATCCATGTTTGTTTCAAATCTTGGTGTTATCTTTCCATCTTTATCTATTCCAGCAATGCACACATACCCCTGCGTTGGGAAAATTTTCTCAAAAAATTGTTTGTTCATTTTCGCAGAGACAAAAATAGCGGGGACATCCCCGCTATGGTTACAAGTGATTAACCTACTTTAATTGGACGACCAATCATGTCCTTTAAGTAAGCGCGTGCGTCAGCGAGGTTCTTGCATGGTAGCAGTCCTCTTTGAAAATCCTCTTCTACAAGTTGAATAAATGTTTCGATCTTCGCGCGTTTTTTGTGGCGAATGTGTCCACCCCTAAACCATGTATGAATGGTCTGACGAGTTGTATCAAAGACTTGAGCTATATATGATGCGGGGAAGTTTGCTTTGATGCACGTATCAGCTAAGTCAATACCTAACCGATACGGGCCCACTTCCTTCACAGTATCAACTAAGTCAGTACTGTATGTTCGTGACATTACTTCTTAGTCCATTTCTTCACAATGTCGCTTACATCCTCTACCTTCTCAGGCGTAGGCTTCTTCACATCACGCTTAACAGGGTCTGCAACTTCAAGCGCTTCAACTTGTGTATCAGACTTGTACACTGTGAGTTTAATAGCGTTCTCCGCTGCGGGTGACTTACTCTGTGCCAAGAGAATGTTCTTGAGTTCGGGGCCCGCCGCGCCAATAGGCGAGAAGAGCAAACGTGGAACAGGAGAGTTAATATCAAACTCCATCTTGGTGATCACTTTGCCAGCACTAACATTGTTGTTAGCAAGCATTTGAACGTAGGGTCTGAAAGGCCATCTGCCGTTCTCTTCCTTACCAAATGTGCTAGTAGCGGGCAGAACTAACTGATGCACATGCCCAGCGGGATCGTTGGGTAGAACAACTGCAGTTCTCCAAGACAAACGACATGCTGTACCTGTACCGCCTGTACCTGAACCCTTAACGGATTGTGGGCAGTTAGAGCATGAGTCTGACTGTGGCTCTTCGACTTCTGCATCAGGAGTCTTAGAATCGTTTGACCAACAAGCGGGAGCTAGTTTAACGCCCTTCTTGTATGTTGAGTTGTAGTATTGACGTGATGCCTCATGTGCCATCTTAACAAAGATAACATTCATAGAGCTATCTCCATTTACGGAGACTTCTTTACCACCTACTATTTTGCGAAACACTCGACCCTCAATAGAGATTCTTACGTTTCCGCCAGTAGCGTTACCTGCTACTGCTTTGGTATCTTCATCAAGACCTAGTTCTACTAGATTGTCTACGCCTAAAATTGTTGCTAAATCGTTGCTCATGAATTTTCCTTAAACTAATGTTGAACTAACTGGAGCCTTGCGAATTACGATATCGTATTCACGCATGGCATTTATGCCGACAGGGAGTCCTTCTCTGCCTTCCATAAATTCTTTAAAATTCTTTTGACTGATACGGCGGTCAAGCAAATCAATAGACGCTTCGGTCTCAATGAAATTCTTGAATGCGTCCCAATCAGTACAAAAGAAACGTTCCTTCACTTGGCGTGTTACTGTGCCACTTGAAGTCTTTAAACCATTGGTGTTTGTCTCGGTACAAATCGCAAGCAAAGCCGCTTTGATCTGTTCCATTGCATCTTTCATCTCTGCATCTTCCATCTCGTACTCTGCTTTGAGAGTCTCTCTCGCTCTGCGCATCTCAATAAAGTCTGCGACTAATTCTTCTGCGTTATTCATCTTCTAACTCCTCGTTGTACAGGTCTACCAATTTCTCGTGCAAATCAACTTTGTTCTGCAACATCGTATACATGCGCTTCTCCACCTCAGACCCTTGAAGGTGTATCACTGTCATTTTATTTTTTTGTCCTACTCTGTCAATGCGGGCTATACATTGTAGATAAGTTTCGACTGACATTACAGGAGACCAAAAAATAACTGTATCGGCGGCCGTCAATGTTACACCATGTGAAGCCGCTTGTGGTTGGATGAGTAAAACCCTCGGGTTTACCATAGTTTGAAAATTGTTGAATGTTATTGAACGTTGATTCGCAGTGACATCTCCTGAAATTACTGCATTAGATACTCCGTGTTTATCTAAACATGTCTTAATAAGTGTTAGCGTATGTTTATACGGAACAAAAATTAATACTTTATTAGATGTTTCTTCAATCACCTCTAGCATAACGTTGAGTCTAGGTGACACATCGAACTCAACTACATTACCATCATCAGTGTAGACTGCTCCACCTGACAACTGTAATAATCTTGACAGAGCAGACGCGGCATTGACAGTGCTTATAGTTTCGCCCACTGTTTGAATCTGCATCTCTTTAACTAACTCTTTGTAGAACTTGGTAGCTTGTGGTGTAAGTGGTATGAGTCTCGTCTGGTGAATTAAATCAGGAAGATCAAGACACTGTGCCTTCTCGTATCGGATCGCGGGTTGCAATGCGCCATATACTGTATCTCTCGCATTCGGTTTCGGAACCCACTTAAAACGCGTCAATTGAGTCATCACCATGTCTTTCCAAGCGGTCATATACTTGGGTACTCTTTGAGGTGAAACGAGCTTGGCGAGGCCAAACGCATCGATGGGAGACTGTGCAGATGGTGTGCCTGTCATCATCCATAGCCAAGTGTTTGGCCTGATCATACGCGCGAGAGTACGCCAACGCTTTGTGGATGGATTCTTGTATGCGTTCGCTTCATCCACGATAATCAAATCAAACCCTGCTTGCACAATATCTTTCTCTACAACATTCACACCATCGTAATTGATGATGACAAACTCATATGTGCCGTTGATTATCTTTTGACGTTTAGATGTTGAGCCGTGTGCTATGCCACATGTTCTGTGCATAGTTGTTTTAAACAAATCGGCTTGCCATGCGCTTTGCATGATTGAGAGTGGGCAAATCACCAATACACGTTTGATAAATCCCATGTGCATGAGGTAGTCAGCCGCCCATATCGCCGCCGATGTTTTACCTGTACCCGCTTCGTTAAAGCAAAACGCACGTTGGTGAAGTGTCAGAAACCTAGAAGTATCTCTTTGGTGATCGAATGGTTTAAACATTCCCGGCCAGGCGTAAGAGTATTCGATGGGTGAAGGAACTCTTACTACATGCCCAGCTATCTTTGCCAGCTCTTGCATTTCCTCAAGATTAAAATAAACAAGTACGTCAGACAAATTGCCATGAGTACCGAGTATCTCTGAGCGTGATATGCAATGCTTGATTAGCTTTGCGGTGTCGTGAGGGCACTGAAAGTTCACTGCCTCGTTACCAATTAAAATCATTAACTACCTTTCAACTAAATTAAAAATGTTTGACGAATGGGGGGACGCGCCCCCCATACGGATAGTCCTGTCGCGGGGAAAGGTTACAGGAGTAAAAAGCCCACCGACTATCTGATATTGTTTTGCTCTGCAAAGTAAGCTAACGATCCACTAAATACCTAATGACCGATCGGTTTGAGTCCGACAACTTGATACCAACAGAAGTAGAGACTGATTGCGGTTGCGACCCGCATGGAGCATCGGGATGAAGATGTTAACGCTAGATTACTGGCCAGACTCCAGACGTTCAGCGCACCCATGACCGACTTCTTCCCACACAATCTCTACATCTCTTGGTGTTGGCGCTCCCATGAAGTTTCGCCAACATTAACTATTGTATGGGTGCTTTTGAAAATGTCAAGTATTGAAATGAAAATATTTTATGAGGGTTTGCGAGTACGCTTCTCACTTTTACTAATTTCAGAAATTAGATTGCCTTTAGAGTCTCTCTTGAACGAACGATTCTCATGCGCTGATTGAATGCGTAGTCCATCTTTGTTTGATCCACCCTTGTCTAGTGCAACAACATGTGCAACATCTTTGCCCTTGCGCGCGGGAGATTCTTTAGTGACTGTTCCTGTATCACGCTTATCAATACTACGGCGTGCGCGCTGACGCTCGTCACGGCGTTCTCTCTCACCGCGCTCTAGTTGTTGCTGATATTCTTTTTTGTATGGCCTTGGCTTATTGACATAGGGCATTTATCTCTCCTTATGAAACTCACATGTTCTGACTGGACACCACCCACACAAACCGCTTGGATTAGCTTGCCATGTATCATTCTCATACGATACAGACATGCGCATCAAGTCAGGTTCAAAGTCGTTCCACAATTCATCTTTGTCTTCAACTTTGTATTCTTCGGTGATGAACTGCTTGTGTGCAACAAACAATAATCCACCATCAACTACTGTAATCTGGGGGAAGTGTTCAAACACCATGAGTGCCATCAACTGCAACTGTTTGGGGTCTGCGTACTTGATCTTACCTGTCTTGTAATCAACAATAAAAGCATGTGTGCCTTGTATTACCAGCAAGTCAGCAATACCCCTCACCCATACATTCTTATCCATAAACCCGCATGGTTCTCTGTCAAATGTCAGACCCATCCGATACTCAGGATACTTGACCCCATCCATCACGCGTAAGGGTTCTAACTGCGCGCCATAGTGTTCGTAGTTAGACGGCAAAGACGTATTATCTTTAACGTAATCCTCAAGCGCCTTATGTACTTTGTTTCCATAAGACATTTCCGCAGTCATTTGCTTTGGGTATTCTTTGGAAACGTGAATGGCGTTGTACTGTTTGGGACAATTGATATAGTCCTTGAGCTTAGAGTATGACCATTTGAGATTTTCCATGACTGTATTGAACCAAAGTTAAGATGCGTAATCTTATCAGCAATCGCCGTAAGATGCACCTACTTTTGCTTCGCATGCTACTGGTAAACCCTTCGCCCACGATGGCGCGGTAGACATGATGCCAGTTATATAACTCAATGCCTCCTCGACCTCATCCTCGGGTACGATCACAACGGCAGCGTCATGGACTGTCAATGCTATAGGATACTTATTGTTGATCTCGACCATTTGAGTACCCACGATTATGCGCGCCAATGCCTGAACAATGTTCTCCACAACTGCCCCGCCCCATAGGGAAATAGTACCCCTACGAGAGTCATAAACAGTCTTAGTCTTGCCATCCATCTCTTCTCTTCTAAGATTTGTATAGCGTATTTGTAAAGTATTGGGCAATATAATACCCTCTCTGTCAAAGCAAACGCATTCGTGCTCACCAAAATAAAGCGTTTTAGTAAACTTTGAGTTCATCATTTGATTCAACATCCGATCTGCCTCGCTCCATAGATCGGTTATCTTGTTGTTGGTCTGTCGATAGACACTAACTATTCGCTCGGACTCTACCGAATCAATCTTTACGCTGACTGGCTGGGATGTGGATAATGTGTGCTGTAATTTGTTTGCGCCAGTCCCGTAGCCTAAACCCAGAATGCAAGTCTTTCCTACGAAACGCTCAATTGGGTCAGCTTTACTGATTGTTCTTTCATAAACAGTAGATGCGAATGCAGAGTAAACGTCTTCTCCATCAGCAAATTGCTTGACGACTGAATCCTGACCAGCTAGCCACGCGAGCACCCTAGCCTCGATCTGAGACGAATCGCAGTTGACAATCTTGTAACCCTCGGGGGGCACAATGGCATTCTTCAATGCTTTCTTGTTCGGGTCACGGCTTGGCAAATTTTGAAAGTTAATCTTGTCTGTCCCACTCCATCGGCCTGTATGTGCGCCATAATATTTTAATGGGATAGGTACAAGGTCGTTGTGTCTCTTGCCCACCTCAATGAACCGCTCAAGTCGTTTCTCTTCCAAGGTAGACTTTGTGCCTAGTCTGACTGCACATAGGTGCTGAATAGCAATATCCTCATGCTCAAGTAGGGCTAAGAACCCTTCATCCTTTTTAGCCAACGCCCACGTTTCTTTGCCAGTTGTTGGGCTGACTTTCTTGGGCGCATCGATGCCCAATGTCTTTAACGCCTCGGCGAACTTGGCATTGCTAGAGAGTTTCTTACGCACTTCCTCCTCATTGGCGCACTCCAGGTAGCTCATGAGAGAACGCAATAGTCTATTCTTTTCTTCAACCAAGTTGGTAAGCCTCTCCCGTAGCACAGACTGGTCAAGGTACAACATGGGATGGGTGAACATGCGCAGAGTAATGTCTATAAGGTGTAATTCCTCTACTGGAAAACCCTGAGACATAATATTGAATAGCTTGTACGTCAGCGCAACGTCATTCTTACAGTACGCGCCGTATTGCGCCAAGTCTTCAGGCAAGAAATCCAATCGGGTCTTTCCGATAGCATCATTAACTTCCGTGCCTTTAACACCTATCTGATATCTTTCAGATAGCTTGGCCAACGATCCACCCACCTCGACACCATGCAATGCTCTCGCCATGCAGAGGGTATCGCCATAAATCATGGGCGTGATGTTGAATATCCAATGGAGGACTGCTCCATCGAACATAGTATTGTGAGCGATAAGCATGCTGTTCTTCCAGTCATACTTGCGCAAGAACTTTCTTATATCATCGTGCGTGCCTGAGAACCAGACTGGCTCTCCATCGTCCACTTGAACGGCAACGCCAATAACTTCAAAGCGTTTATCGCGTACATACTCCTCGGTCGTTAGCTTGTTAAAGCCAAAGTCCTTGGAGTAGTACGTCTCAAAGTCAATTGTAATTAAACTCATTTAAGCCGTTTTCCATTTTCTTTCTCCTTGGGTTTAATCATACTGATTATCACTTCACGCGTTCTGAATCTATGTTCGTTGGCACATTCTCGCCTTCGTGTCACATGATTCTTATCAGTCGCTCTTGTTTCTAATACCACTGTCCATGTTCCACACTCAGGACATCTCATTTCTTCTCCGATAATGCACGCTCAAGGCGTTTCATTAACACATCTATGTCCTCACGCATCTTAGCGCAATTAGGACAATCCTTAGTATGGTCGCGCCAACGCGCTTCTTTGGTAAGTTGTGTCTCTTTGCATCTTGATGCGATGCGCTCAAACTCTTCGTCTTCTTCATTCATCGCTCATCTCCTGTATAAACAACCATACAAGTACAGCAGTGTAAATGGCAACGGCTATGATACCTCCAAATGCCAATGCCCAAATTAATGCGTCAGTCATAACACCCTCCAATTAATCAGCCAACATTTGATAGACCCCCAGAATGTTTGTTTAAATAGTTGAATTTCTAGTTTGTTTATACGCTCCTTCAGCTCATAGTTTTCCAATAACAATTCACTGTTATGCATAGACATCATGTTCCATGCTTTTTGTATGTCTTTATCATTCATGTGTTGCGCTCCTTATTTAAGTGCGGTAGAAATTTTATTAAGTTTGCCTTCTTTTTCTAACTCAGCGAGAGTCGACATGGCTGTTGCCGCCCTCTCCAACAAAGATACATATCGCTCTAAATTGGCAAAGTTTGCAGTTTTCTCAACTTTGGATAACCCTGCGGCTAGGTCATCTGCGGCTTTGCGCACATTGCCTGATACTTTTTTAATATTGTTTTGCAATTCTTCTGTGGTCTCCATCAAATTACTTGCATTACGTTTAAATATTTTCTCTGCAGACACCGCTATCTCTGAAGCTTTTTCATAATCTGTTGAAATCATTTTTGCTTTCCTTGTTAAATATGTTCCTGACTCGGTCACCAATTCAGATGCTATTGCCGTAGTTATTCTTTGAACGCTCCATCCTGGCCCGTTACGATCTATCACGTCTGGTTTTGTAGTTAAAAAATGTTTAGTAACTCCTATCTTCATGTGTTGCGCTCCTTCAGCTTGGCTTCAATGTCTTTTGCAAAGTCATGCACCCAAGCTCCATAAACAATACGCCATTCATCACATATTGGCTTTAAATCTTCCTCTGTCAGTCCTACCCATTCCTTCTTGCAGAAACCACCATAGTTAGAACACAGTTCGCTTTGCTCTATCTGTCTCTTGCGCCAAGAGTTTTCCAACGCCTTCAATGCAAGGCGTAATGCTTCGTCTTTAGTCATTCTTGTCCCCTTCCATCTCCCTCAGCATATTGCTCAGAGCAAACATTTTCTTTGTGGTTTCCATCTGTTGTTTGTGCAGTTGATTCATTGCCTCTGATAAGGCTTTGTTTGCACCATACAACTCAATAATCTCTTCTTTAATTTCTTCTTTAGTCATTCTTGTCCCCTTTCTTTTATCATTGCATCTGCATATTGATAAGCCTTACCACCCACAAACTCAAGAGTTGTTGTAAATCTATTGTCTTCTCTGCCAATAATTGCTTGCATAGCCTTAGCCGCAAAATAGTCCCGCAAAGTCATACCTTGGAATGGTTCGCCCCATCCATTGAAACCTTCGTTCGGAAATGCTGGTTCATTCATTTTTGTCCCCTTGCTCGGATTTTGTCCGCAATGATTTCAGAGTAATTACGTTCCAACCCATTTGCGTATGCTTCTGCAATCTTTGCACACGCCTCACGTTCTTTTGCTTCAACTGCATTAGCAACTCTCAGCCAAGCATTATCGGGAAGCCAATTCTCAATACCACCTTCATGTAAATCCATGTCGGTCATCAATTGCATTAGTTCTTGATTAGTCATGCTACGCCCCTACGAATTTATATCCTCGGGATGTTCCGAACAGATACTTAGTGCGGTTATCAACCAAGAACTCTATCTTGATGTACTTATTATCTATTAGCCATTTGAGCGCACGATGACTTGTGGCGGGGGACGCTACGTTGATCTCATATGCTTGTTCTACCAAGTCCGTTATTGATACGCCTTTGCCGTAGCTAACTATTAGATCAAGTAATAGTTCAGCGACCACGCTCATACCTTTTCTCTCACGTTTCATATGTAATTTAATTGCTTGCATGTTTCACCACCTTTTTATTTAGAAGCCAGTTATCTCCAACAACCCTGATCGCGCGAACCCACGCACGCATGTTGTGCCTTTGCTGAAAGTATGGTGATGTATCAATACACCACAACTTACGCGCTTTCTTTAACATTGAAATATCCATTCACCTTCTCCTTTAAAATTTCGTAAAGATTATCTATGTTGTGCTCATCAACGATGAATGCAATACCCCCATTCATATTTATTTCTTTGATATGTGACTCTTGCAGTCGTGTGGGTTTATTGCCGTTGGCCTTGCACTCTAGACCAATGAAGACACCCCTATAACAAACGAGAATGTCGGGCACTCCTGAGTTACCAAATCCGCTTGTTATAGGGAATGTATAGTACGCGCCGAGTCTAGCTAGTGCTAGTTTCGCCTTGTTCTTGATCTTGCTTTCGGGCGTTGCCATATTTTACATGTGTGAATTGATCGGGTGTCAATATTAACATATATAAATTTGATGTCAACTGCCAACCTATTTCATCTAAGCGTTTATCCTGATTGTTATCATAGATAGACCATTGATGATTGTATGCAGGGTTAGGGTTTTTAATGTTTATAAATTCTTCAAATTCATTAGTCACTATACCCCTACCTTCAAGATATCTGTGATACAAGTTTGGCTCGAAAGCATGCGTCATTGTCATCAGAGACTTGATGAAGTTAGGAACATCCTCCGTGAATATCCTGATCTCATCGTCACCTACCGATACAATATAATTGTTATCATCGATAAAGACTGGAGTACGAATGTACTTAGTCAAAGACCAATGGCTGATTGGGGGAGGATATAGAATCATTCAGCGTGATCAGGAATAAGTAAGAAGAAACAATGACCATTGTATGCAGTCACAATATCCAAGTCCTCCCAGTAACGATCGCATCGTTCTATTCCGAACTCATTGCTAGTGGTGAAACGACTGTCTTGCTTTCTTGATCTGCACATGAGCGCAAGACCCGCAAATGGAGTATCAGACATAGACTCATGTCTAACCGCATCTGAGACATCAACAACTGAATTAGTATTTGTATTATATTTAGCCTTGCATATGATGTAATGTTTTTCCGTACCACTAACAGGAATCTTGATTGCAGTCACGCCTTTGGCATACCTATTAAGATTTACTTCTCGGCTCTCAAATTCCTTGTCTTCCTTACGAATCATCGATAGTGTGTTCAATAGCAAAGCCTGATCTATCATGCCCGATACATTCTCGCCTAAGAGTTTCTCACACATGAATTGCATCTGCTCTCTAGGCATTGTTAAATTGCGTGACGCACCGCTTGACTTCAACTCAGTGAACCCAAAGTTCAAAGCTCTATTCCAAAGAGGGAATAGCTTGCTTGCCGTAGGCTCTTCGTTGTTCTTCTTGATAGACCTGATGAGCGTACTGATCTTCTTAGAATCTCTTGAATTATTATCAGTATACTTACTACTTCTTTCCTTCTTGACAATACCCTCGGCTTCATAGATATATATCGTATCGCTACCATCCGATGTGGTGTACAACGCGCCCAGTGGTATGCCGTTGTTATCAACAACACTTACCCTACTCTCTGAAAGACCATTATTAGTAACTTTCAGATTGAATGACGCACAGAACTCATGCGCCAACTTCTTCAGCTCCGCACGATTTGGATTCTCCAGTATCGTACGCACTAAGTCTTGATTACCATATGTTGAAATAATATCCATTTGCATTCTCCTTTAAAGTCTAACCATTTCTTTACCATCTTGCACAATCACATACCCCCACTTGCTTGTGGGAAAATACTTACCACCTTCCACTTGCTTTAGCTTGAACGGCACGTCCGAACGCCTTAACGCAAACTCATCGAAGTGATTGGTCACTGCTTGATTGACCACAGATTTAAAGTTAACCAATCTACTCAAAGTAACATCAGCCCAACTCCAATAATTATATTTACGCAACACAAAGTGCATTAGCGCGTCAACATAATGTTTCTTCTCAAAGCATTCAAAGAATGTATCGTTGTGGTCTTTTTTGTTTAGTCTTAACTCAGTCAGTAAGTCATTCACGCCATCAGCGTTCATTGAATTAAACATTGTTAGACTCGCGACCTTGAACTCATCGTACTGCTTTAGATACTCAACCGCCACCTTCCGACTGATTGTTTTAATGTACAACTCATACGGCTTGTGTTCCTTCAGAGTGTCCATGTCAATACGCAAACCCTTGAACATTGGGTGCATGGTACTACGCTCGTTGTGATGTACCCTTATGCAAGTTCCACCCCTTGTCTTCTCATGGTAGACAGGCGCGCTCAGTATCCTACGCAACATCATATTCTCACTCTGAGCACTCGTAGGATTATTAAACTCTATCGTATTGTCAGGGCGCACGATGGCGAACGCTATGCCAAGGTCAAGGTCTTTCACATTGTCCAATACTTCTCTGTGCCGATAGTAAAGCGCAAAGCCCTCCTCATTCTGCAAGGGTCTGAAGTGCCTTGCTGAATACTCGCGATACCCCAATGGGGTTGCGTTGCTCCCTCGATATGGTTTCTTTGCACGCTCCACCATATTGGCATAGTTCATCTTTGGTATATCGTAAAACATTTGCTTACCCTTTCATTTGTTGAATATAACTTTCTTACCGCTTGGAACATCCCAGTCTTTGTTGTCAGTGATCATCCACAATGTGGGTGAGCTGATCTCCCACTTGACATCACTCTCAAGATAACCATCTGTGAATACAATCACACACTCAGCTTTCAGCTTCTCCTTATTGATGTAATCGGACACACTCGATACCTTAGTTCCACCCCCGCCTTGTGGCTTGAGCATTGAACCGATGTTGGCGTAGTTGTCCTTGAAGATTTGTTGACCATGAACTTTGGTGTCCCACCACAAAATGCGAACCATCTCAGGCTCGACCGCTTCACAGATCGACACCAGTTCCGATGCGAACTCATTGATCTGCTCTTGCCCGATAGACCCCGATGTATCGATTGCAACGATGACCTCACCAATTGTTTCATTCTCTACTGTGGGCAGATACATATCATTAGCAAGCATCCTACGATTGAACTTACGCCATGTGTACTCGTCCTTGCCCTTACACGATGCAGACACAAAGTCACGCAACGCTTCACGCCAGTCAACCACAGGCTTGAGTATCTCAGTGATCTCGCGAGGAATGTCTACGCCAAGTCTACCCGCTAGCAACGCGCCTTCACGCAACGCACGATCAATACGCTCGTTAGCATCTTTGAGATCATCAGGGCTCATGCCCCCCGATGTGTCATGCTCATCGAATTGATACCCCCCGCTATTTCCCTTGTCGGAACCTCCCGATGGATTGTCTCCATCGTCATCCCCGCCTTCACATTCCTCTTCTTCGAGCAGACGATACACGTCTCGCATAGACATATCTTTGTACTTGGGATCGTAAAGTCCCCCCTCGGGGAGCTTGCAAAGAGTCTTGTCCTTGAGGTTGATGATGATAGAGTTCACCACATAGTCAGCCGCTTTGTTGGCCTTCGATCTATCTTCTTCAAACAGATCACGATTGTGGATCATATGACGCAACGCGATGTGCAAGTTCTCATGCAGTACAAGGCCATTGACTTCGAGCTGATCTTTGCAGACCTCAGCAAGGAACTGTCTGCCGTAGCGTTTGTTTACGCCATCGGTATATGCTGTCACAGCACCATCGATCACGCTCGTTTCACCCATCATCATCACGCCTGAGTACAACGCAGTCTCAGGGTGTTTCATCATGGTGATGTGAGCTTTCATTACACGTTCTTCTTGAGTTAACATTATGGTCTCCAAACAAATAAATCTAACAAACAAACTATGAACGATAGTATGTACACTATCGCAACATAGCATCTAAAGGGATTGAATTTCATGTACTGCATTACATTATCTTGTGGTTATTGGTAGCCCAAGTAGTGATCGCTTGGTTATAGCGAGCAATCTTGGGGCGAGTGTGCATGATCATCGTGAAGAAGATCGATTGAATCTCAGCGTTCTTGATACGATTCACGAACTGCATGTACTCATTGAGATCATCTTGCGTCTCGATGTTATCGACTGCTTCAAACATCATCATGATCAGAGCAGACACATCATCAGGAACTTTCACAGTTGATGCGTTCTTCATCACATCTTTGAACGACATGAGCTTACCCTCAAGGGAGATGAACGCAGACATTGACCGCGCACCCGCTTCACCGATCGTGCCCGCCAAGCCTACCATCAGAGCATTCTCTGTGACCTTATCTTTCCTATCGACTATGACCGATGCTTTAGCTAGCGAACGTGGAGACACGAACTGTTTGGCAGTCGATGACGGATTGAAGATGTACTCATTGTCCTTCTGATCAGGATCAAGATAGGACTTGAACGCCTTGGGATTCATGGATGCCCATGCCCTTACCGCTCTAGCAATCTTGTTGTTGGTTGCCCATACATTCCATTCTGTGTGGTTTGGTTTGCGCATATTGATCACAGTCACACGATTGCCCGCATGAGCTAGCATGTTGTCACCTACGCCATCAGATGAGTTGTTACTTGTTGCAAACAAGTATGATCCCTCGGGGAGTGGAACATCGCCCACAGTTCTCTCAAGCATTAGTCTAGTGAAGATGATCTGTAAGAGCTTGGGAGCTTTCATAAACTCATCGAGCATGATGACCTTCTTACGACCATTGTTGATCTTGAACAGATCGGACACATAATACTCAAGAGACTTGCTCTCATGATTGGGGATACTAGCCGCGACATCCATCATATCTTTAACAGGACAATCGACATAGATGTAATCATAGTCATCGCCCATCTCATCTTCAAGACTCTTCAGTATCGTAGACTTGCCGACCCCAGGCTCGGACACCACGACAGGCGTAATTTGATCAGCCATTGCCTTGATGAAGTCTTTGGTCTCATCGATGGACATTGTAAGGGAGAAATTGATTTTAGACATTTTGCATTTACTTTCAGGTTAGTTAAAGGATTTAAACGGAGCGAACTTGGACAAGATGTCATCGACATCATTCTTGACCACACTACGAACATATGAACTCTCACGCAGATCATCCACAGTTACATCGCGCAACGCTTGCTCAAGACGTTGGCGAGCATTCTCTAGCTCTTGGTTGTTTGTAAGATTAAACTCTTTCAAGGTTGTGCATATCTCCTTTGCTTGGGTTACAGTTGTATCATAGATTTTCTTACGCTTGACCTTGCCGTCTTCATCAGGTGTATTCTCAGTACACGCATTACTGATGCGAGACGCAATCTCCAAGAACCGCTCGCTTGCATCGACCATCACGTTATCAATGATCTCTGCAACTTGCCGTTCATAGTGATTCTTTAAGTCATCGGCAATGACCGATGAGATGTTTGACCTGAAGTCGTTTTGGGGCACAGTTGTTACAAACAACTTTATGCGGAACTTGGAACGCACAACACCAGAGTCAGGGTATTGACTTCTATCAAACATATCTCCTTGCTTAAAAGCCGCATCGCTCACGATCTGCGGATACTTGTAGATGAACTCATCGAGCAGTCGATTGAACTCGCGATCATGCGCTTCAAACTCTTTCATGAATTTCTCAAGGTTAACAAGTGGCAACAAACGACTAGACCCCGACCAGTCATAGGTCGACCGCTGAAGCCAGTTATATATCGTCTGACGATAATTCATGAGAGATTTGTGCTCGGGCGAACTGGAGAGCAAGTTCTTGGTGAACTTACCCGCTTCAGAGTCAGCGTTCTTCATGGACGTGACCTCGTTTGAGATCGCACGATCTTGCTTGGTTGCAGTCCACACATTGACTTCTACTGAGACAATATGTGCAGAGGTTGCAAGGGATATGATTTGTTTGGGTTGTTGCAATTCAAAATTCATGATGTTTATCCTATGTGATTGTTCCGATTGATTGATTAGTGCTTGGTCTCTTCAGCGTAGTCTTCCATGAGCGCATCCCACAATGCCCCACACGCTTTGGTGTAAGTCTCTTTGCTCATGCCCAGTTCAATGCACACACCACAGTAAAAGCGAGCAAGTACCATCTGTACAACTCTCATATCATTGTCGTGTAGGACATCTCCGACTTGTTCTGTAAGTTTCTCGGCTTGCGCTTTGATCTCTTTGATTTCATTAGCGTTCATTGGTGATACCCCCCTTTGTTGTTAATACCTTTTAAGTCTTCACGATTTGTGACGACCATGTAGTTGCTCTTGTGCATAGGCACGATTGTGTGCTTGCGTGTACGCGCGTCTTCCTCCCCGCACCACAGGCAAATGTGGTAACCCGCATTGGCTCGCTTTGGGGAGAACGTGTCACCACACCGCACACACATGGGTTTCATGCGTTGTGTCATGCTTAGTCCAGTCTGTGGGTTGAAAGGTTGAATGTGTGAACGGCATAGTCCGAACAACTACCTAACTCGTCTACATCACCTTGGATGCAGAGGTGCATCTCGTACTCAGCGGTCATGCGGTCAACGTACACACCGACTGGGCGTTCGTTGCATGTGAGTACATGAACCTTGGGCTTGAGCGCCTCGATCGCTTGCCGATCGTGTTCGTTACTGTCGATTAATAAACTCTTAATACGTCCCATGATAACTCCTTGTAACTGAATGAAATCGGAATGTTCCGATAGACTAAATAGAACCATAGGCAAGAAACTCTTCCGACCTATGAATACATTGTACCATAACTTGACACATAACGCAATATGGTTAGAGAAAATACTTAGTCAAAGTGATGGCTAACATCCTCTGTGTTGACAACTTCTTCCCATGCGTTGAGATAGCCTTCAGAGAAACCTATCACCCACAGTTGGCGTACCGCATCGGATATGTCCTGTTCGTTGTTCTCACGCGCCCACTGCTCATAGGCTTGTTGTGCTTTCTTCATAATGTCGTTCATAATAGTTCCTTTGTTGTTTGTTTAATCGTTCTCTGCACCAACGTAGCACCCTGCGAAATAGTGCGTATGACCAAACGCTCGTATAAAACCTACTGGTAGTCTTCTGTTTCTTTTCCCTGAAAAACGCTCAAGCTCAAGCTCATACTTGTACGCATATACAGAGGATCGTTTCAAGTCTCGCTTGTATGGTTTTAATGATTTGACCATGTATGTTTGTGCTGATTGCATACTGTTCAGTAATGGGCGTGTGGCAGAGAATTTATGATGTCTCATAATAGTTCCTTTGTTAATTGTTTATAGGTTACCGCATTCTAATTCGCAGAGATACGCATTTTGCATCTCATCGTCCTCGTCTTCAATTTGTCCATCGGGTGAGTCCGATAGAGTAAGTAAAGCATAGTCATTGTCGATGTCGTTAAACTCATCGATGCAGAAGTCAGGGTCGCATACGTTGGTGCGGTAGTATGTTGCATCGCCATCGAACGACTCAAGAGAATCGAACCCTGTGATGATGCGATCTACTGAATGATGCGTTGCGTTGTTGAACGCATAACGCTTGGGTGTTGTGATGCGCTTTGCTTTGCGCACAGAACGTGGATAGTGGGATAGAGTTGCTTGCATGATTGGCCTTTCTTGTTATCGGATGGTTCCGATTGGTTATTTAAAATATAGGGCGAAAACTCTCTCGACCTATGAATACAGTATACCATAACTTTACACTTATTGGAAGGGGTTTATACATGTTTTTTACCGAAGTGTCAAGTTAGGCCGTTTTTTTTGGAATCTGGAATAAAAAACTGGAATATTGGAATGTACTACTAATAGGTTACTAAAACAGGTTAAAAAGGGGGTTTTTCTTTGTTTTTTATATAAAATAATAATACTAATATATTATATATTTTAGTAGATTCTAATATTCCAGTGTTTTTAAAAGAGCGGGGACTTGCAGAGGGTTGTGGATAACTTTTTGAAAAAGGGGTAAATTGTGGATAACTTTTGCACTCAAAAAAAGAGTCTTGCAAACACAAGATGCTCTCAACCAGCCGTATCCGAAAAAACCACTGGAATCTTGGAATCTTGGAATCTTGACCTACTTTTTCCTTATAAATCAACAACTTAGTAAGTTCCAGTTTTGCGCGACTGGTTGGAATCTTTGCGTTGCGGATTGGAATTTGCTAATTAGACTTCTTCTAAGCAAACGGGAAAAAGAACTCTGTTCCAAGATTCCAAAACACGATTCCAAGATTCCAGTCGTGTTGGAATATTGGAATTATCGGAAGGTTCCGATAAGATAATTAACTCTGACGCGCAAACACATTCGCTTGCTCACACGCGCGACGACATATAACTGGTCTCAAAAGGCCGAGGCCAAAAAAAACCCCTGACCATTTCTGATCAGGGGTAAGTACTTAGCTAATTACTTTTTCGTGTAGACCTTGAAGAATGCTTCTTTCGCCATTCTATACATCACGGGATCGGCTGTTAGATCATTACGCGTTGATAGTAATTTGACCTTAGCGTCCATGCCCTTATTTTTCTTACCGTCACCATTAAAGAAAACTTCCAATGTTTCCCTGAAATTTTTATTGGCTTTTCTTTCTGTGGGTGTACCCTGATTTTTTATTTTCTTAGCACAATCTACCAATGCTTTAATACAATCTGATTTATAACCCGCCCAATGCTTTTTCATTACCTCTACAATTCTACGTTTTGCCGGATCATTTTTATTTAGATCTTTATAGTCACTTGCAGACAATGAATTTACATAGTCAATTGTCAATTCTATGGTGTAGGCTTTCTCTGGTACTTTAGCTACTTGATCCAATGGCACATAGAATTTAACTCCATCAACAGGGTTAGTGGTTAAATAATAAGATACCTTACCGTTTTTACTTTCCCTATATTTTCTCTGAAAACCGATTGTCAATTGAGCGCGGGTATCATCTGAAACTGTCTCAGGGAAACTGGGGTCTTTTTCCATTAAGAGAGTAGCATTCTCATAATTACCCTCAATATTATCGGCTGTTTTATAACCAATATCGGCCAAAGAAATAGATAGTTCAGTCTTTTTTAGCTTTGCATTCATTTTAAATACTCCATTAAATTGTTAAAAGTTAAGAACATTAAAACACCACTACGATGAGATGGTGTAAGAGAATTATAACACAACTATCGGATCGTTCCGATCTGTTAATTAACTCACGGGTCACGCACGCCCATCCACACACGCATCTACGCGCGGCGACACATAACTGGTATCAAAGGCCATAAGGCAAAAATAAAAGGGGAGCTTTTGGCTCCCCTTTTTGTTAGATCGTACGGCTACCTAGTTGCCAACCGCATTCATGAAACTGTTCGTCAGTAGACAGATCCAATTCCTGTTGGGGATTCCAGTACTTATTAATCATTGCCTCTGCAGGGTAACCTTGTATACCTTGCATTGTCAACCCAAGCCGTACTAGGTGTTTTGATGTTCTACCACAATCCATTTTTAAGATTGTCACAACCCTGTTGAATTGCTTTGCGCCCAACCATTCCTTGCAATCATTGATTGCGTCTTCTGCTGTCTTGCTAGAGTAATCGATTTCGTAATGCATAATTTTCTCCTTAGTTAAAAAAGACAGGGGACTGTCACTCCCCTGTTGACTTGTTAGTCGCAGACTATTTCGTATTTTTCAACAGTCCGTAGCTCCGAACCAACTACCACTTTACGGCATGTTGGGCTGTCGTCTCTCACATAGGCGCTTACTGTCACCGAGTGAGTACTAGAAGTAAACCTGTAATCCCTGTTGAGGGATTGAGGCCAATCTTCGCTTTTCATGTTATCCATTGTCTCAGATAGATAACCTAAGACATTTGCTAACCTATCGTCCTTGAAGGACTCTAGGTTATACATACCGATGTAAATATGAGGCTGGTTATTAGAAACCATTAAATACATACGCTCGCTTGAAAGGGTTACCTTCTCAAGTGCTCTAAGCACTTTGCCGATCGGTTTGCGATTGGTCTTGATAACATTCAACTGCGCAGTGGCGGATTCCACTGATCGCTTTGCATCTGCCAAACCCGATGCGAAGGCCATAGTTGCTTTGCTTTGCATAGCATTTCCTTAACTGTGTTAATGATCTCTACCGCACCACTGCAGGATCGCTGTGGTGTGAGTGTATTATAGCGTAACTTGACACTTTCTGCTCTGGGAGCGCTATCTCGACCCCCACCCCCCTGATTTTTATCTGGTTCCATCCCTCCCCCCACACCCCAAGATTTGCACAAATAACACAGCACCAAACCAAACTTTTAACCCCCCCCCTTTACAATACTTTACGCTTTTCAAAAAATATTTTGCAAAATTTTTCCAAACTTTATCCTGTACAAATATACAGTTGATATAACTAAAACTCCCTATATAATATGCACAAACTACGGAGTGCCCCTCTTCCTCCCATGATAGAACTCGTTCCAGAAATTGATTCCAATATTCCAATTCCAGCTTCAATAGCAGAAGCTATGCCCGAGCTTTCTCCTCAAGATGAGTTAGACATGAGGGCCAGAACAGTTAAGATGATTTCAGACTTAACTGGCCAACCAATAATCCCAGGCGAAGAAGATAAAGATGCCGCTCGTCATGCCGTTGAAAATATGGTCAGGCAGCCTGATGCTGCTGCCCAACTTGCTACATACTCTAATGGAACAATTGCCTATCTTGCGGGTATGGTCGCCCAACACGATTCTTATCTTGTCAAAGACCTAGCCGAGTTAAAGAAGTATGTGGTCAATAGTCTGGTGGCTGAATCAACTAGCCCAGACCCAAAAATCCGTATGCAAGCTCTTCGTGCTTTAGGTGAAGTTGATGGTGTTGATGCGTTTAAGAAACGCACAGAGACAACTATCAAGCATCAGTCCATTGAAGAAGTTGAGAATGAGATCATGGAGATGCTATCTAAATTAGAAAGCAGAACAATTAACGTACAAGCGAAAGTTGTCCATGCGCCTAAGTCTTGAGGAAATAAAAGCCTTACAGATAAAAATCCCGTCAATGCAAGATGACGAGAAACGCAAAGCACTGGACTTAATAAAAAAATGGTATGCTGACTCAACTCAAGAGGTCGGTAAAAATGATTTTCTCACATTCATTGATCATGTATATCCGGGCTACAAAGTCGGCCCACACCACAAACGGTTGGCGAAGATATTTGAAGAAATTGCAGACGGAAAAAAGAAAAGGGTTATCGTCAATATTGCACCAAGGCACGGCAAATCGGAAATGATTTCTTATCTTGCCCCTGCATGGTTCTTGGGCAAGTATCCACATAAGAAGATTATTATGTCCTCCCACACGGCTGATCTAGCCGTGAACTTTGGTCGGCGTGTAAGGAACCTGGTGGGATCAGAACAGTATAAAGATGTATTCCCGCAAGTAGAACTGCAAGCTGACTCGAAGTCAGCATCAAGATGGGGTACAAATTATAATGGTGAGTACTTTGCTATTGGTGTCGGCGGTGCTCTTGCTGGGCGCGGTGCTGATCTTTTTATTATTGATGATCCACATTCAGAACAGGAAGCTAAGACAGGACGACCCGATGTATTCCTTCCTGCTTGGGAATGGTTTCAGTCTGGTCCTTTGCAGCGTCTTATGCCAGGTGGTGCAATTATTATCGTTATGACCCGTTGGAGTAAGTTAGATTTGACGGGGCAGATACTGAGTCAGATGGCAAGAGAGGAAGATGTTGATCCTTGGGAAGTTGTGGAGTTCCCTGCCATCCTAAATGAGAAGCCTTTGTGGGCAGACTTCTGGTCAATAGAAGAATTGATGGGTAAAAAAGCGGGTATGGACCCCCGGTATTGGCAAGCCCAGTACATGCAGAACCCAGTATCAGAAGAAGGTGCTTTAATTAAGCGGGAATGGTGGCAAATTTGGGAAAAAGATGACCCGCCAAACTGCGAATTTACAATAATGAGCTTAGACGCGGCGCAAGAAGCATCAAATCGGTCTGATTACAATGCTTTAACGACTTGGGGCGTGTTTTTTAACGAGGAAAGCAACAATTTCAACATAATTTTGTTGAATTCCATCAAAAAACGCATGGAATTTCCTGAATTAAAGCGTCTTGTACTTGAAGAATACAAAGAATGGGAGCCAGATGCGTTTGTCGTGGAGAAAAAATCCAATGGCGCGGCTCTTTATCAAGAGTTTAGACGCATGGGCATACCTGTTGGGGAGTTTACACCGGGTAAAGGACAAGATAAGATATCTAGGGTGAATGCCGTATCAGATTTATTCTCATCAGGGATAGTCTGGGCACCAGATCGCAGGTGGGCAAAAGAAGTTATGGAGGAATGTAACGACTTTCCCAGCGGTACAAACGATGATTTGGTGGATTCAACCACACAGGCATTGATTAGGTTTAGACAAGGTGGCTTTATTAAACTGCCTAGTGATGAGCCTGATCCCATACAAGCATTCAGAAGCAAAAGACGACAAGGGTACTACACAGTATGACCACTCAGAAGTTCATGGGCAAAGGTCAGTTGATTGAACGGCTTGCAGCGCAGGTCGGCAACCGTGATACCGCCATAAAGATTCTGCAAGAGAGAGGCCATCTAAAAGCGGATGGCAAAACGTTTACTGCTGAAGGCGCTAAACGCAACAACATGACGGCAGAAGAACGTGCGAAAGATAGGGCGGCTACACGTTCAGATAAAAAGCCGGAAGCGTTTAAATACAACCCCAAAACAAATCGGGCAACATTAAGGAAATAACATGTCAATCGCCAAAAGTTTATATCAAGCCCCTATGGGAATGGATGACGGTGCTCCAATTGAGATTGAGATCGAGGACCCAGAGAGTGTTCACATGAATGTAGGGGATGTTGAGATTGATCTAGAGCCAGCCAAGCAACACAACAGCGGTGAGTTTGATGCTAACTTAGCCGACCTGATGGACTCTTCTGACTTGGAGAGTTTAGCCAGTGAGTTGATTGCTGACTTCACAAAAGACTCTGGTGATAGGAAAGATTGGATTCAAACCTATGTTGAAGGGTTGAAGCTATTGGGTTTGAAGTATGAGGATAGGACTGAGCCTTGGCAAGGTGCGTGTGGTGTATTTCATCCTATGCTCACAGAGTCTGTAGTTAGGTTTCAGTCAGAAGGAATCATGGAGACATTCCCTGCGCAAGGGCCTGTGAAGACCCAAATTATTGGGAAAGAAACACCTGATAAACAAGATTCATCGAACCGCGTCAGAGATGATATGAACTATCAGCTCACCGAAGTAATGCCTGAATACAGACCAGAACACGAGAAGATGTTATGGAATTTGCCTCTCGCAGGGTCAGCATTTAAGAAGATTTACTATGACCCAAGTCTAGGTCGTCAAGTGGCGATGTTTGTACCTGCGGAAGATATTGTTGTGCCATATGGTGCAGCATCTTTGGCTTCTGCTGAGAGGGTTACTCACGTCATGCGTAAGACTGAGAATGAGTTGAGAAAACTCATCGTTGCGGGCTTTTATAGTGATGTAGATTTGGGTGAGCCATCCAATGAGTTGGATGAGGTTGAGAAACAAAAAGCTCAAGAGAATGGCATGTCTGCTATTCAAGATGACCGCTACCGCATACTTGAGATGCAGGTCAATTTGGACTTGTCTGGGTTTGAGCATGTGGACAAGAAAGACGAAGAAACAGGTATAGCCCTGCCATATATTGTGACTCTTGAAAAAGGGTCTAGCACCATACTGGCTATTCGTAGAAATTGGTACGAGGATGATGAACTTTGTACCAAGAGAAACCACTTTGTGCATTACCAATACATCCCAGGTTTTGGGTTCTATGGGTATGGTTTGATCCACTTGATTGGTGGTTATGCGAAGTCTGCAACTATACTTCAAAGACAACTTATTGATGCAGGTACATTGTCCAATTTGCCAGGTGGTTTGAAGTCCAGAGGACTCAGACTAAAAGGTGACGATACACCGATTTCTCCTGGAGAATTCAGGGATGTTGATGTGCCATCAGGTTCTATTAGGGACAACATTTTGCCGCTCCCGTACAAGGAGCCAAGCCAAGTTCTATTTGCACTTTTCCAAAACATTGTGCAAGAAGGCAAAACGTTCGCATCTAGCGGAGATATGAGTGTAAGCGATATGTCTGCCCAGACTCCTGTCGGTACAACTCTAGCGATTCTAGAGCGTACATTGAAGGTGATGGGTGCTGTACAAGCCCGTATGCACTACACGATGAGACAAGAGTTTAAGTTGCTCAAGAACATCATCGCTGACTACACACCAGAAGACTACGACTATCAGCCAGAAGACGGCAGTAGGAAAGCCAAACGCAGTGATTATGACTCTGTGGATGTGATTCCTGTCAGTGATCCTAATGCGTCTACGATGGCTCAGAAGATTGTGCAGTATCAAGCCGTTCTTCAACTCGCGCAACAAGCTCCACAGTTGTATAACTTACCCCTCCTACATCGCCAGATGATTGAGGTGATTGGCATTAAGAACGCTAATAAGCTAGTACCGATTGAGGATGATGAGAAACCCGTTGACCCAGTCACTGAGAACCAGAATATGCTGACTCTGAAGAAGCCCGTGAAAGCGTTCATGGAGCAGAATCATCAAGCACATATTGCGACTCACACTTCTATGCTTCAGAACCCACAGATCATGGGTCTATTGCAGCAAAATCCAATGATGCAACAGATTGTTTCTGGCGTACAAGCCCACATCGCAGAACACATGGGTATGGAGTACAGGAAACAAATTGAGATGACTATTGGCGGTGTATTGCCCAGTGTGGATGAGAAGACTGGGGAGGAACCAAAAATATCACCAGAAATGGCAGATCAAATCGCGATCGCAGTGGCCCAAGCCAGCGGTCAAATGGCTCAGATGGCGCAAGCCCAAGCTCAACAGCAACAAGCCCAACAGAAGATGCAAGACCCAATTGTTCAGATGCAGATGCAAGAATTGCAGCTTAAACAAGGCGAGTTGCAGCTCAAGCAGCAGAAACAACAGATTGAAGCTGCGTCTAAAGCTGATCAGTTGCGTATTGAAGAGTCTAGGATTGCGATGCAAAAAGAAATTGCAGCTATGCAAGTCGGTGCTACGGCAGCGGCGGCAAGAGACAAATTGCAGAAACAACAAGAGTTGGAAGGTACTAAATTAGGCATTGAGATTGCTAAACATAAGCAAGAAATGGCTCATAACCGTACATCAACTATTCTTCAGCATTCTCAGAAAAACAAGAAAGGTATCTAATTGGACACCAAAATATTAAATCACTTGGCTTCTGAGTACGACAAGCTCAGAGGCGATCAAGTCACCTTCCTCGCAGGAGGAGGAGCAAAAACGTTTGACGAGTATCGTCACGTCTGTGGGGTTATCCGGGGTCTAACCTACGCAGAGTCCATTGTCAAAGACCTTGTGCAACGAATGGAGACTAGTGATGACTGAATTTGATGTAAGTGCTGTTGACCTATCTGGACTCCTCAATACGAGTGCCGAACAGAAAGCCAAACAGTTGCCCGAGCCAGTGCGTTTTCAGCTTTTGTGCGTCGTACCAGAAGCTATGGAAGAGTATGCTGAGAGTGAAAGTGGCATTATTAAATCTAGCCAAGCTATGCACTTTGAGGAGGTCTTAACTCCTGTATTGTTTGTAGTCAAACTTGGGCCAGATGCCTATAAAGATGCTACCCGGTTCCCCAGTGGGCCGTCGTGCAAAGCTGGCGATTTTATTATCGTCCGCCCCAATTCAGGCACCCGTCTGAAGATTCATGGTCGTGAATTCAGAATCATCAATGATGATAATGTTGAAGCTACTGTGGAAGATCCCCGTGGTATTACACGAGCTGCTTAAAGGATAAATCATGTCAAACGAAGACTATAAATTCCCCGATGAAAAAGAGATCGAACTAAAGGACTCAGATGAAAAATTTGAAGTTGAGATCGAGGATGATACGCCTGAAGAGGACCGTGGCCGTAAGCCTATGGCGACTCCTGTCGAAGAAGTCACTGACGAAGAGTTAGATTCTTACGACGAGAAAGTCCAGAAACGGATTAAACGGTTTACCAAAGGTTATCACGATGAGCGTAGGGCTAAAGAAGAAGCTCTACGAGAGCGTGAAGCCGCAGAAAACTTTGCTAAACAAGTTTATGAAGAAAATAAACGCTTACAACAACAGCTCTCCAATGGTTCAAAAATCATGGTTGAGCAGTCTAAATCTAACGCACAAGTTGAGTTAGATGCCGCGAAAGCCAAATACAAGAAGGCTTTTGAAGTAGCTGATCCTGATGCGCTTGCAGAAGCTCAAGAGGAGATTGCCAAGGCAACAGTTCGTTTAGATAGAGCATTCACAATGCAGCCTATCGAGGTCCAAGAAAGGCCAATGCCGCAACAACAGCAGCAGCAACCTAGAATTTCACCCAGAACCATGAAATGGGTGGAATCCAATAGTGATTGGTGGCAAAAAGACGACGAAATGACAAGTTTGGCTATTGGACTTGACAAGAAATTGGCAAGAGAGTATGGTCCGAACTACATAGGTACTGAAGAGTACTTTCAAACCATCGATAAAACGATGCGCAAAAGATTCCCTGAATATTTTCAGAGCGAAGAGGATGTTGAGGTACCTCTTAAAAGAAGAACTTCTGAACCGGATGAAGATGATAGTCCTCGCCGTGCAAAACAAACCACTGTAGTAGCTCCGGCCACACGCAGTACATCGCCTAATCGTATCAAACTGAAGGCATCCGAAGCTGCTACTGCGCGTCGCCTTGGGGTTCCTTTGGAGTTATATGCTAAACAGGTTGCTTTACTTAGAGATAGGGGTTAAAAATGGCTGAAACACAAAATAGATTAAATCGCGAAATGGAATCTCGCAGTAAAACCGAATATCGGCCTACTGAGTGGAAACAACCTGAATCTCTTCCTTTCCCGGACGATAGACCAGGATGGAAACACAGATATGTTCGCATTAGTACTACGGGTGTAGCAGATCCTGCTAACATTTCCTCTAAGTTCCGCGAAGGATATGAACCCTGCAAAGCAGAAGATTATCCCGAAATGATGATGCACGCCACTCAAGAAGGCCGATTCAAAGGCAATATCGAAGTTGGTGGGTTATTGTTATGCCGTATCCCTGAAGAGTTTATGAAACAGCGTGCCGCTTATTACGACAAGCAAAACAAAGCTCAAATGGAATCGGTTGACAATGCGTACATGAAAGACAATGACCATCGTATGCAGAAATTTTCTGAACGACAGACGAAGGTTACTTTTGGTTCCGGTTCTTAACTTTTTATAGGAGTCTTAAATGGCTTATCCCGTTGTCTCAGCCCCTTACGGGCTAAAACCAGTCAATTTGATTGGTGGACAGGTGTTTGCGGGTTCAACTCGTATGCTACCTATCCAGTACGGCTACGCTACTAGTATTTTCTATGGTGACATGGTTAATATTATTCGTGGTTCAATTGTTAAAAACACATCTACCACAGACTCAAGTGCTGCTGGTTTGACTGGTGTTTTCTTGGGTTGTTCTTTTACAAACCCATTAACAAAACAGAAGCAGTTCTCTCAATATTGGCCCGCAAGCACCTTAGCTGGTGATGCAATGGCTGTTATTTGTGATGATCCTGATACTGTTTTCAAGGTAGTTATTTGTTCAGCAACTACTGTGATCGCTTCTGGAAGCATTGCTGTTGTGGGTCAAAACTTAGGTTTGATTCAAAACGCTGGTAATACCAATACAGGTGATTCAGCCGTAGCAGCCTTGTATTCTTCAACTTTAACAACTAGCGGTTTTGGCTTGCGTGTTGTTGACGTTGTTCGTGATACACAAGTAGCGTTAGGTACAGCGGTTTGGTCTTCAACGTCCACAGCCACCTTAACCTTGACTTCATCTAGTGCTGCCGCACTGCCCCTAGGAACTGATGTTGCTTCAATTGCCGCTAACGGTCAATTGATTGGCTCTGGTTCTTTTGTCGCAACTGCCGCCGCTGCTGGTGCTACCACCGTTGTGCTTAATACTGCGCCTCAAACAGCGTTTACAACAGCCGCAACACTTGTCTTCACCCAGTACCCCGAAGTGCTAGTCAAAATCAATTTTGGCTCACATCAGTACTACACAGCAACTGCTGTATAAGGAGCTTAAATCATGGCTATTTCCCGCGCACAACTATTGAAAGAGCTGCTCCCAGGTTTGAACGCATTGTTCGGTCTTGAGTATGCTAAATACGGTGAAGAACACAAAGAGTTTTATGAGACAGAAACTTCTGAGCGTTCTTTTGAAGAAGAGACCAAATTGTCTGGTTTCTCTGCCGCCCCTGTTAAAAACGAGGGTTCAGCGATTCAGTATGACAATGCTCAAGAGGCATGGACAACTCGCTATAACCACGAAACCATTGCTTTGGGTTTCTCAATCACTGAAGAAGCGGTTGAAGATAACTTGTACGACAGCTTGTCTGCTCGTTACACCAAAGGTCTGGCCCGTGCTATGGCTTATACCAAGCAAGTTAAAGCTGCCGCCGTTATCAACAACGGTTTTAGCAATGCTTATGCTGGTGGTGACGGTGTTGCTTTGTTCTCTACTGCTCACCCATTGGTGAACGGCGGTACAAACTCCAACACTCCATCTACTCAAGTTGATTTGAACGAGACTTCTTTGGAAGCCGCCGTTATTCAGATCGCTGCTTGGACAGACGAGCGTGGACTTTTGATCGCTGCAAAACCCAAGAAATTGATCGTTCCACCAGCTTTGATGTTCGTTGCTAAACGTCTATTGGATACCGAACTCCGCGTCGGCACTACTGACAATGACATCAACGCCATTAAACAAATGGGCGCAATTCCTGAAGGTTACACAGTTAATCACTTCTTGACCGATACAAACGGTTGGTATTTGACAACTGACGTGCCAAATGGATTGAAACATTTCATCCGTACTCCTTTGAGTCAATCAATGGATGGCGATTTCGACACAGGTAACGTCCGTTACAAGTCTAGAGAGCGTTATTCTTTCGGTTGGTCTGACCCATTGGGAATCTGGGGTTCTTCCGGTTCGTCCTGATAAGATTAGGGGGCCTTGTGCCCCCTTTTCTTTTGGTGTATATTAGAACTATTCCGGGCTTTCCGGTGTATCAAACAGTCCCGGCTGATGACATACCAATTGATACACTTAACTTGTATGTAAGGAGATCCTCATGGGATTCGCAACTCACCTAGGCCCTTGGTTATTGGGCACTGT